CACTCATCTCTGGTCTCTGGTTTCTGACAGAGCCTACAAAACTTCTTCTCTTCTTTCTCTTTCTTCTTTGCTTCTTCAGCAAGTTGTTTGATCTCTTTGTAGTTTTTCATTTATCAATTCTCCTTGATTGTGATACCTTCTCCAAACACACCAGCAAGGTTGGTGCCTGATAATGATTTGATTTGAAATTCAATATCTGTTTTCTCGGCGTATCTAAATGGGATACGACGAAGAATATTCATCTGGTTGATATATGGAGTATCAGCAACTCTCAAAATTGTGCCGTTGGGTAGAGTAGTTTTATTTCTAAATTGCCCTGGCTTCGCTGATGATCCATCATTCATAAAAGCATCAATTCTCATCAAGTAAAACTCACATCCAGCAGGAACAGTATAAATCGCTGCTTGGGATTTACCAGTTCCAGCATTTATTCTGGCGTAAGTTACACCATTATTTTTTGCTGTAATATTACCAGTAGCATTACCGCTGACCGTAATCATATCGTTGATACGGAAGAAACCTTGTGTTACTGGTGGAGTGACACTATTGATAGTGACCGTTTCAGCAATCTCTTGGTAGTTGATATCCAATCCAATCACTCTAACTTGAACTCCATTATCAGCGGTCGTTCCAATATCGCTGGCAATCGTCATGGGTAGAGCAGCGTTGGGGAAAACATATCCCACAGTATCTGCCAATTCCCATACAGTTCTCATGGTAGTTCCAATTGATTGGTTGAAACCGAAGATGTTTCTTACTGCTGCTCCACGAACTTTGCCTCTGGCAACGTTCAGCATGAATGCTTCGTCCCAAATGAAATTTGCCATTATGCTAATATCGGATCGTTTGCTGTGTCGTGACGTTGATATACACCAGGAGTTCTAACAGTATTGTCATAATTCCTTGGTTGGAATGTTCCAGGAGTTCTCACCGTATTATCATAATTTCTGGGAACATAATCGCCATTCCAATTCGTATATGTGATATCAGTCCAACCTTCTGTTCCATCAAAGATAGTTACCTCTGTGGAAGCAGGTTGTGGATCTACGGGATCGTTATTTATATCGTTCCTGATGTATGCCATCTAGATCACATATCTGACCTATTTATCTTTTGCCGCCACCCATCTGCTTCAGCATTTTTTGAAGCTCTGTGGTGCTACCAACAAACATAGCGTTGTTTGTAACGTTGGTAACTTTTTTCTTTTCTTCATCAAGATCCTTCATATTCTTATGAAGTGCTTGTAGTTTCTCTGTCATGTCTGCGACGTGCTTCATCGCCGCTACAGCGACTTCATACGCTCTAGGGTGCCCTGACTCCTGAGCGACCTCTAAAGCGCCTCTGACCGCCTCCTGACCCTGATCTATGAGGCTGTATAACTCACCTCTGGTATATTCATAATCTTTTGTGCGGTCATCCTTATCTGGTTCACGTTCTTTCTTGACAGGCTTTGGTTCTTCAACAACCTCTGCTTCAATATTCAAGAGTTCTTCCATATTTTCTTCAAGGCTCATAAGAATTCAATCCCTTCGTTGAAACCAAAATCATCATCTGCTGTTAGTAGCGCATCATCTGCTGCGTCAATATCACCATCACCATCCATATCTTCAAGTGCTTTAGGTGTGTATGTTCTTTCAATCGTTCTTCTGCTGACGTTGAGATCACCAATCGTTTCAATAATTGTTGCTTTCTTGATGATGTCAGACTGACTGTAAGGACCGTAGAAGTATGTCTTGGCAGTAAAGTTCAGAGTATATACAATAAACCTACGCTGCATGTAGTCATCATCCCACTCATCCTCATAGTTGATATTGTTTAGAACAATCGCAACATCTCTTTTCTCTTCCATATCTGGGATCATGTTGATCGTGATGGAGAAAGAAGGTTGGAAGTATGGTAGAATTTGCTCCACAATCTGTAGAGCATCATCTTGTGACTTGGCGATGATGCCAAGTTCAAAGCTCATATTATAAGGTACAGGAACATACTGAACCTTTACCTCATTACCATTATCTGCTATGATAGACTTATACTTCTGGATTGGTGATGTCTTACGCGCAGCATCGTAATCAATACCAGTCATCTCAAAGTAGAGACGTGGTAAAGTGATAGCAACCTTTCTTCCTACATCTGGGTTTTGTTCTAGACGGGAGAGAAACTTGTTCTTTGGACCATAAGCCAAAGGAACTTTCTCCTCTTCCAGAACATCACCAGTCTGGGGATCTTTCTTTCTTAGTACGATATTGTTGAAGAGAGTACCGAAAGCAATAATATTCTTTCTGGTAATCTCATTATAAAAATGTGATCCTAACATTAGATGCTACCTGTGCTATTTCCAAATTCACCAAATGGATTTCTTTCACTCCAATCCAGAATGTTATCAGCAAAATCTTCGATCTCTCTATTCTGATCGTAGTCGCTGTTGGTATTATTTAGAGTGTCAAATGTACCAACAATCCAGATAGCACCACTATCATCTCCAGTAATTACTTCGTCTTCAGCAAATGTTCCAGTCCTATTGATGACTTGTAGAACTCTGGTTGTATCATCCCAAGACTTGACAGTTGCCGTAATTCCAGCAAGAGAACCAGTTACAACTTCACCCACTTCAAAGTCTCCAGTTCCACCAACCTTCATAGAAAGGGCGATAGCAGAACTGAAGAGCTCTTCAATCTCATCAATTTCATCAATTCCAGTATCAATAAGATCATTACCGATCTCATAGATTTCTGCTGTCATAATCAAGAATTGGATCTTACCAAACTGGTAGAATGGTGTCTCTCTTTCTACAAACTTGATCTCATACAAATCTTTTGTTAGAGGGAAGTAAAGTAGATCTCCCTCGTTAGGTCTTCCAGGGACGGTAAGCGTTGGTGTATATTGTGCTTCCACTTCATCCCATCTTCTGGATGAAACAATAAACTTTACTTCGTCAGTAATACGAATACCAAACTTACTGATAAACTCTGATGTTTCTCCAAAACCCTCTACGTTCTGTAGTAACATCTCTACCTGAAACTGATCCTGATACTTTGAATAGATAACATCATCCAGAGTATTATCTTTCAGGATAGTTCTCGGTAAGTAATAGATATCTGTACCGAACAGTTTGATCTGTTCGTCCGCAAGATCCTGAGCTAAGTTTTGCTCGCCAGGATGACCTTGATAGTAGGTAGGAAAATAAGGACTGGTAGGCATTTTATCCGATCATATCCATAGGTGGAATAGCATACTTACTGAGGACTTCGCTTTCTATAGTTGCGATCTCACCGATAGCATCCTCGTATAATTGTCTGCCGTTGAGTGTGATACCACCAGGCAGTTGTACGTTATTATATTTGATGAGGTTCTGTCCCCACTGCTTCTTCATCAAAGCAGTAGCATAACGCTTCACAAACATATCATTATACATTTCTGTAGCATCATTAGGATCAATCAAGCGATGAGCTTCAATAAGCAAGAACTTACCCTCAGCAAGGAAGTCAGCATCTACATCAAGATACAAACGATCACGACGCATGGTATATCTGAACTGCTGGAATGATCCATTATTCAGAACCATATCCAGAGTTTCCAGATACTGTTTTGTCATGAAGTAATTGACAATATCAAGTGCTCCAAACGCATACAGATCATTTAGATATAACTGATATTCAATACCCCAAAGGTTTGAGCGGATTGAATTGCTGACAATTCCAAATACTTTACTGATACCTACAACATGATCTGGAACGGGAATGTAATTTGTTGCCTCTTCCCAATCTGTTGTTCCACTTGATGTTGTAACTTCTCCAGCAAATCTTGTCTTATCATCAGCAGTTAGTTCATGTCTAAGATAACAACGCTCCATACCGTTGTAGCAGTTCTCTTGGAAGAACTGAATGGTATCGTCAATAACGTTGCTTACCTGTTCGTCATCAATATTGATTTGTAGAACAGGTTCTCCAAGCTGTCTCTTACAATAAGTAATGAGTTCAGCTCGTGAACTTGGTTTTGCCATTAGACACAAAAAATCCCTTCTTACCTATTTAGGAAGAAGGGATTTGGATCACTCAGCAGTCTCTTCTGCTGGTGTTTCTTCGTCTTGTTCTAGAAGTCCTAGAGTTTCAAGACCACCTTGTAGTTTGATCTTATACTCTTTTGCTTTCTGGAGGTTCTCTTCCAGTTCCGTAATTTGTTTTACGGTAGTAGCAATTTGCTCTTCAAAGTTTTTTCTTAGTTGTGCGGGATCCATAGTTATCACCTGTGATAGTGTATAAAGTTATTTATGATAGTCTATCAAACGCATATTCGCATC